TTTGAGGATCCAACAACAAGGTCAGCTGCAGCTCATTCAGATTTTTATTACAAACCTTTTGATAGCTGTGGTAAATCAGTTGACGTTATGCTAGAAGCTAAATGTAAAGAAAAAGCACTGATGAAATACAGAAAAGATTTTTTAAATGATAAGTAACTCTTTGGTGTAAATAGAAAATTAATTTCATACACTAATATTATAAAGAGGAATTAAATGAGAATTAATAATAAAGAAGTACTAAGTTTTGATGATGTAATTTTAGAACCTCAATACTCAGAGCTAGTAACCAGAAAGAGTATTGACACTTCTGTTAACGTAAACTATTCTGACAAAAACTTAGAATTTAAGATACCAATCATCAGTTCGCCTATGTCAACTGTAACTGAAGCACATATGTCTAATGCAATGATTAGTCAAGGTGGTTTAGGCATTATTCATAGATACAATACAATTGAGTTTCAATCAAAGCTTTTAGGATATGTTAACCATAGAGATTATAGGGCTGCAGCAATTGGTGCAACTGGAGACTACAAAGAAAGACTATCAGAACTTGTTAAAAATGATTTAAATGTTGTCTGTATTGATATTGCTCATGGCGACCATATTCTTATGGAAAATGCAATAGAGTTTATTAGAAGTAATTATCCTCATCTATTTGTCATGGCAGGAAACGTTGCTACAGGTCATGCTTATAAAAGATTAGCACTAGCAGGTGCACATGCCATTCGAACATCTGTTGGGAGTGGTAGTATTTGTACAACAAGAATACAGACAGGTCACGGAATACCAACGTTTCAAGCAGTACTTGATTGTTATGAAGCAAGAAAACAATACTTAGAAAATGGAAACGATTGGCCTGCACCTTATATTATTGCAGATGGTGGTATTAAAAACAGTGGTGATGTTGTTAAGTCTTTGGCAGCAGGTGCTGACTTTGTTATGCTCGGTTCTATGTTGAGTGGTACTAGAGAAACGCCAGGTAAAGTAATAATTCAGGATGGTAAAAAAGTTAAACGTTACAATGGAATGGCTTCCAAGATAGCTCAAAAAAACTGGAAAGGTACATATAGCTCTATTGAAGGCGTTGCTTCTCATGTTTCTTATAAAGGAACAACGTCTAAAGTACTTAATGAAATAATGTCAAATGTAAGAAGTGGCATGTCTTATAGCGGTGCGAATACACTAAAAGAATTAATAGATAATGCAGTGTTTAGAAGACAGACTACTTCATCTCATGTGGAAGGAAATCCACATATTTTTAATAGGAATAAATAATGCCAACAAAAATTGTTTTAGGTCTCCAGCATGGAGACGAAGGTAAAGGAAGAGTTGTCGATGATCTTGCCCAAACTTGGGCTGACGTTGTTGTTAGATTTCAAGGAGGAGGAAATGCAGGACACACTGTTTATGATGAAGCCGGTAACAAATTTGTAACTCATATACTACCAGTAGGAGTATTGAATAAAAATAAGTTCAACCTTATAGCTAAAGGCTGTGTTGTAAACATTGTTGATTTGTATAAAGAAATTAAAAGCTTAGATGTAAAACCTGAAAACCTTTTAGTATCAGGCCTATGCCCTACTATCGAACCGGTTCACTTGGCTAAAGATAGAGTAAAATATCAAGGAAGATTAGGTACAACAGGTAGAGGAATCGGTCCAGCATATTCAGACTTTTATGCAAGAGATTCTGTTTTGTTTAAAGATATAGTAAACAACCCGAGCGAATCACTCTCAAAAATACAAGAAAAGTTTTTCGATTATCAAACATATCTTGCAGAAACTTATATGGTAGACAAAGATGAAGATATTCATCTACTAATCGAAAAAAACTTTGAAACATTTAATGATTGGATAAAAGAGTATTATGATGCCACTGAATATCTTAAACCCTTTCTTTTAAGAAAAGAAAACATGATACAAGATCTTTATGCTGCAGAACTTAATATTTTATTAGAAGGCGCGCAAGGAAGTGGTTTGAGCATAAACTCTGCAAATTACCCAGATGTTACATCATCATCACCTTCAGTCGGAGAAGCTTTAAACTCTACGGGACTTAATCATAGACAGATTGATGAAGTAATAGGTGTGATTAAGTCTTACAAAACAAAAGTAGGAACCGGTAAATTCCCCTCAGAAATATTTAGTAGCTACGCAAATATATTAGCAGAAGTAGGAAAAGAATACGGAGCAACAACTGGCCGACCAAGAAAGTGTGGCTGGTTAGATTTAGATGAAGTAAAAAACGCTGTTATTGAAAACGGCGTAACACACTTGTGTGTAACCAAAACTGACGTTATGACTCACATTGATAATCCAATGTATTATGCTGGAGAGATGTTTTTTAAAACACCTAGAATTTACAACGTTACAAGTGAAGACGAAGGATTTAATACACTATTAAGTCATATTTCTCAACACACAGGAGTTAAAAACATATCATTTACTACTGGTCCTAAAAGAGGAGAAGTAGTTTGGTACACAGAACTTATTAATGATTAAAGGAACATAATGATACCAAGGTATAAAATACAAGAAATTCATGACATTTGGAAAACAAACAACAAGCTTGAGACTTGGCTAAAAGTAGAGTTAGCACACTTAGAGTCACTAGCAAGAAATATTACTAATAAGACAATTACCGTTGATGAATTAAACACGATTAAAAGCAATGTAACTATTAATGTTGATCGATGGAAAGAAATAGAATCAGAAACTAGACATGATTTGCAAGCCTTTGTACAGATGTTAGAAGAGTCAATTCCAGACAATAGTGGCAGATGGATTCATTATGGGTTAACTTCTTCTGATGTACTTGATACTTCTTTAGTTTTAATGTGTCAAGAGTCTTTAACAGTTATTGAAAAATATTGTAGTATGGCTCTATTTAATCTAACTAAACTTATCAAAAGTGACAAGTCTAGTAAAAGAATATTATCTAGAACACATGGCAAAGCAGCAGAAATACAAACATATCGAGACGTTTTCATTAGATGGATTGCTGGGCTTCGCAGAGGATTTGATGCAATTAGACTAGCAAAAACATCGCTTAAATATGGAAAGTTATCAGGACCATCAGGAAATCATACAACTAATTGCTTGATGAATGAAACTAACGCATTAAGAACTTTAAACTTATATCCTATGACATGTTCACAAATTATACCTAGAGACTATTTTTTAGACTATTTTTATTCAATACTTAAAGTTGTTTTAGCTGTAGAAAAAATTGCATATGATATTCGTATATACAGTATTGACGGTGTTAACGAAATGTCTGAACCTTTTAAGAAAGGACAGAAAGGTTCAAGCGCAATGCCGCATAAGAAAAATCCAATATTAACAGAAAACATTTGTGGCTTATCAAGACTTTATAAATCTTATATGCATACTGCAATTGAAAATTGTTTAACTCTACTTGAGAGAGATATTTCCCATTCTGCTTCAGAAAGAATTATTTTTAAAGACTCAGCACATATTGCCTGTTTTATATTACAAAGAATTACTAACGTATTTAAAGATTTAAACATAAACGATGACATTGCTGAATACAATGTATCAGTTTTTGAGCAAGCTATGTCAAGTCAAGACATCATGAATAATAAAATTAAAGAAGGCTTTAGCAGAAAAGATTCACATGATGTGTCACAAAACAAAGTAGAAAATAATAGTTTTTTAAAATCTTATTAATATTTATAATAAAACTTTATGAGGAACATTATGAATGAAAGAAAACTAATAAGAGAATTTCTTGATCTTGCAGCATCAGAACAAGATCACGATTATAGTTTAGATAGCATGCAACCGCATCAAGGTCACTCAGATCACGACTTAGATCCAGATGGTGATGGTCATATCACGCCAGAAGATCTTTACTCTCATTTTGATCTAAACAATAACGGACAAGTTACGACTCAAGAATATGTTGATCACATCAAATTCCACTGTGCACACCCAGAATCTTTAGAACATTACAACAAAGCAAGAGAACAATCAATACATACAGTTCCATGCAAAGCCTCGTATGATAATTGCTCACAACATTTAATGGGTTGTCCTGATGATATTGATAAATTTCTTAAACCTATGATGGACTGTACTGGTTCGACGTGTAGAGAATCTTCTACAAAAGCTTTGCTTGACGTTTTACAGTCACTTATTAATTGTGGTGTTTTTGGTTAAACATTAAGTGTAAAATTTATAAAATAATAATAAAATATCACGAAAGAAAACAATGATTAAAATAGGTGACAAAGTTTATTATTATCAAACAATGAATAAAGTTGGAACAGTAATTAATATTATAACAGAAAGAAATAATCAATTAACTGTTGGTGGTACTTCTGAGTCTAGAGTATTTGTAGAAGTAAAATATTCAGAAGATGACATTGTAGTTTATAGAAGAGGAGATATACAAAAAAGCTTTGATTAAGTTTTTATTACTACTAAGTTTACAGTACGGTTTTTGTCAAGAAGTATACGAAAAACTATCAGGCCAAGAACATACTGAAGAAGGTGTAGCAGTTTGTACTCTTTTAATAGAAGATGCAAAGCAACAAAATCTAGATACGTTAATAACACTTGCAACAGCATGGGAAGAGTCTAGATTTACACAGCAGTTTAAGCCTACTAGATTTAAATGTTTTGGTCCACTACAAATAAAATACCAGTACTGGTGTCCTAATCGAAAAGGAAAAATAACCGTGACTAAAGCTGATGGCTTAATATCAAATTGCGATCCTTATTCACACGGCGTAAGAGCGTTAAAATATTATATCGAAAAGTTTAAACCTCTTACAAAAGCTTTGTGTTACTATAACAACTCTAAGAAGTGCAAAAAGTCTTACAAATCAGGATATGTTAAAGGAGTTCTAAAACATCTCGAAAAAATTAAAACAATAGCAGCAAAAGACAAATATAAATCCCTTTAATAACACACACGTGCAATATTGTTAATTTTTATATTATAATATTGTATGGAGGTTAAAATGCTATCTAATCAATATAAAAAATACTTTTATGTCTTAACACACTACCTAGAAACAAATAATAATATAAGGATAATTCAAAAGCCAGGCGTTGAAGATGCTTGGTATCCTATGCTAAATACAATTTATATTAATCAAAATCTTCAATATCGAGAAAGGCTTTTTACTCTCCTACATGAAGCAGGTCACGCTTTTATTGATAATGAAGTAAGACATAAAGATATACTTTGTTTTAATAAAAATACCCCACACAAGATTCGATCTAAAAAAAGTTATGTTCACACACTAAACGAAGAAATTCTTGCTTGGAACTACGGCAAGCAATTAGCAAAAAATCTTAAGCTCAAGATAAACTATCTTCAATTAGAAGAATATATGACTGACTGTATTATGTCTTATGTGAGAAGTGGTCTAAAATCCATTTACGGCAACGAAATTAATGCTGACATTATTTATACACGATATGTGTAAATTGTTATAAATTTATATATAATAAGTGTATAGGAGGATGATATGCCACTTTCAAGAAAACAAATCAAAGAGTTAAAAGAAAAGATGGTAAAGACAGACCAAAACGCTTTAAAAAACATAAAGCAAAGCAGAGGTCCGTCCACTAGAACAATAAAGCAAACAATTAAAAAAGACGGTTTTAAAAATAAAAAGTCTATAGTTCGATGGAACTATGAAGTTAACGAGCTAGTTAAAATTACTTATGACGCTAGTTTAGTAGGTCTCATAGTTTCTGACTTTGAATATTTTTCTAAACGTGTAGAAAAAAATTGTTTCTTTATTCTCGTTGATAACGCAGTCAAACAGATTGACGGAAGATATTTGCGCCGGTTATAACTCTTAAGTGTAAATAAGAAAAACAATAAATTATAATATAAAGTAATCAAATTAACCTTAACCTTTTAAAGGATAAATTAAAAAATGAAACTTAACGTAAAAAGAGATGACATTACTTTTGGTACCAACATTCTTGACCTTCGCGTTCCAAGCAAGCTTCGCGAGCGTCATCCTTGTGGCGTTGACTATCTAGATGCAGCATTTGGTGGTGAAGGCTTTACCCCTTCGACAATTTCTTTGTTTACTGGTGAGCCAGGTGCAGGAAAAACTACATTAATGCTTACACTGGCTAATGCTTTAACTTCTCAAGGTTATGTTTGTTTGTTTAACACTGCAGAAGAAAGCTTATATCAAGTTAAACTAACATGCGAAAGGCTAGAACTTTCTTCTGGTTTTATTGCTGGTCAAGAATCATATGTTCCAAGACTTATTAAGAACTGTGATATGTTACGCAAAAAATATCCTAAAAAGCCACTATTTTTAATCGTTGACTCTTTACAAACTCTTAATGATGGAAAATATGGTGAAGATCACACTAATAGCCAATCAGCAGTTAGATCATTACAAATCTTAACAGACTATGCTAAAGAGCATTATATTAATGTTATTTGTATCGGTCAAGTAAATAAAAGCGGTAACATGGCTGGTTCTCAAAAGCTAAAGCATATGGTTGATGCTATGCTTCACTTGTCTATTGAAAAGAAAGATGAAGACTTCAAAGGCTTAAGAGTTCTTGAAACTGTAAAAAATCGTTTTGGTGGAGCTGGTTGGACTTTCTTCTTAGATTTAAAGAAAGAAGGATTTAACGAGGTAGCAAGAGTAGGAGTTAAGTAAACATGGTTCAAGCTTTGGCAGCTTATATTTTTGCTGCATCACTAACCTTTTTACAGCAAAACTTGCAGTTTATCGATGAATACTACAAAGACAAGCAAAACTGGATTATCATATTTTTTAGCCTTCCTATTGCATATGGTTATCTTTATGCATGGACTTATTTTGTTAATAATTTTAATGGTTCAGTTTGGTCTGCAAGGTTCATGTTTTTTGGCTTGTCCTACCTTGTCTATCCAATTCTAACTTATGTATGTCTAGGCGAAACACCTTTTACTTTAAAAACAGCAATCTGTACAGCACTTAGTGTTTTAATCTTAGTTATACAATACAAATTGTAATCTTATAAGTGTAAATAAGTAAAACAATAAATTATAATATATTGTAATCATTAATCATTAATCCTAATTAAAAGGACAATTTATTTTGAATATTAAAAGCTTTCTAAAAATCGTTAAGAATCTTCCTCCACATCATGCTGTTCTTATGAGAGCTGGTACTGGTGTTGGTAAATCATCTCTTGTTTCTCAAATTGCTGAAGAAGTAGAATTACCTCTTATTGATGTACGTGCTTCAATCATGTCCGAAGGTGATACACAAGGTTATCCTGATATTGAAGGCATGAAAGAAAAAGGTATTATGACTTTCTGCATGCCAGCTTGGTTTGTAAGAGCGTGTAACGAGCCAGTTGTTTTGTTTCTTGATGAATTTAATCGAGGTTTACCTGCAGTTCAACAATCTTTCTTTCAAATAGTATTGGATAGACAGCTAGGTAATGATGAAAACGGTATGCCTTATAATATCCATCCTGAAACACGCATCTTTGCTGCTATTAATCATGGTAACGAATATGATGTTAATGAAATGGATCCTGCACTCTTAAGAAGGTTTTGGACAATTGATCTTAAGCCATCGAAGGATGACTGGATTAATTGGGCTAAGTCTAAAAACGTTGATAATCTTATTATTGAGTTTCTTAGAACACGATCTTCACATTTATTTGTTAACTTAGAAAAAGTAAAGCCAGGCAACGTTTTTCCAACACCAGCTTCATGGGCAAGATTCGATGAGGTTCTTAAATACATCGGCGTTGATTTAATGGAAGACAGAAAGAGCTTCGATATTTTCAATACAGCAATTGGTTTTATAGGACAAGAAGCAGCAGTTGAGTTTGCTGATTTTGTCAAGAAATATGAAGTTGTAGTTACTCCTGAAGAGCTTCTTAAAAGCTTTAGAAATTGTGAACATAAGCTTAAGACAATGTCTAATGACAGAATTAATTCTCTAATTGAAAGATTAGGCGAACATTCAGCTTCAAACAATTGGACAGTTTCACAAGCAAAAAATGCTGCTAAACTTGGTAAAATGATTTCTGAAGAAATGATGATTCACTTCTGGTCTAAAGTTACTGGTGGTAAAAACATTGATTCGATTCAAAAGTTTCATAAAGAAATTGGACAATATGTAGTTGAGATTGTTAACAATAACCGCGACCTCCTAACTAAATAAGGCAATTGTAATGGCTAAAAACAATAATAACAATAACATGCTTAAGAAAAGAAAAGTTACTAAAAAAGAAATCAATGATTTTGATTTAACTACACACCTAGTTAACTTTCTTTGGAATGAACCTTTTTATAGTAGAATTCTTAGATCTTTAAACAAAGAAGAAACAGAAACAATTCCAACAGCAGGCGTAACATGTGTTGATGGAGACATTACTTTATATTGGAATAGAGAGTTTTTAGCCAGTCTTCGACCTCATCAAGTTCAAGGTCTGCTCAAACATGAATGCTTGCATCTTGTATTTGGTCACACAACAGAAAGACGTAGAGAACCACATATTATTTGGAACTATGGCACAGACTTGGCAATAAACTCAACTATACCTGAACATGAGCTACCAGAAGGTGGTTTAATTCCAGGTAAAGCGCTTAGTCTTGACAATAGTCAAAGAGAAAATATGACTGATAAAGAAATAGAGCAATTTGAAAAACTGTCAAACTTAATTGCGAGTATGCCTAAAAACAAAACATCAGAATATTACTTTGAAAAACTAATGAGTGATCCAGATATCAAGGAATCCCTTGAAGAATCTCAGTCTAATATTACAATTGGATTTGATGATCACGACGGTTGGGACGAAATGTCTAACGAAGAAAAAGAAATGATGCAAGGAAAAATTAAAGAGATTGTTAAGGAAGCAGCAGCTGAAGCAGAAAATAGAAACTGGGGTTCTGTATCTGCTGAAACAAGGTCTGAAATATACAAGATGCTTTCTAATAAAATTCAATGGCAGTCTCTGCTAAAGAGATTCTGTGGTTTTACAAAGAAAGATGAACGTAGGTCTTCTATTAGAAAGCTACACAGAAAGTACCCGGGAATACATCCTGGTGCTAAAAAGATTTATCGACCAATGATTGCTGTTTATGTTGATGAAAGCGGTTCTGTTTCTGACAAAGAGCTGTCAGCTTTCTATTCTGAATTAGATAATCTTTCAAGAAATACAGACTTCTTTTTATATAAGTTTGATCATTCAGTTGATGATAAAAACGGTTTTTTGTGGAAGAAAAATAGAAGACCAGAAATAAAACGTACTCTAACAGGTGGTACGTGCTTTAATGCAGTTACAAAGCATGCAATTAAAAATAAGAAAAAGTTTGATGGCTATCTTATCTTAACTGATGGTGGTGCAGCAAAGCCTAAACAATCTGCAAGACTCAAACGTTGTTATATATTAGCTAAAAACTGCAAATTAGCATTCGATAAAGACCCTTCAGATGTTGTAATAAACATGTAAATTATTTTATAAAAGAGAGAATTATGTTATATAATTTTAATAAGGAAACATTTAAGCTTGTTAAAGAAAACGACAAGATTAAGTTATATCATAAAGCCCAAAATAAATGGTCGCAAGGCTGGACTTATATTGGAAAGTACAATAATACGCAAAAAGCAGAATCAGCTGCAAGACAATATACAAACTAAAAGGATTAAAAATTATGATGCGTTATAAGATTACTATTGATAGACATGGACTTGGTGAGTATGAAAAGAGTGTTGTAGACTATGTTTTTGAGTCTTCATCACCTAAGGATGCTCTAAGAAGAGTTGAAGCTGTATATGATAGATGTCATAGGAATAACAAACGAATCCCTTATAACTCAAAAATGTTTTTAGAAGCTGTAGCAATTTCAGCTGAAACTGACTTAAGCAATATAAAATAGGAGATCTATGCTATATTATGTAGGAATTATTTTTATAGTACTATTTAATGTAGCGATATTATACGATCAAACTCAGCATAACGAAGAAATATACAGATCTAATTTTTCTTTGTTTCTTTGTGTGTTGAGTTTCTTTTGTTTACTTGAACTTTTATTTTTCACACTAGTTTATGTCTTTATATTAAACTCTATAGGTGCATTAACATGATAGATAAGTTTAACAATTTTATTGCTGAAATGAATTCTTCAACTTCAACAAACGATAAAATTGATATTATAAGAGTTGCTGATAGAGATATTAGAAAAATACTGTACTACACGTATAATAGCTATATGCAATACTATGTTACCCCTAAACTCTTAGAAAAAAGAAAGGATTTATTAAATAAGCACACTCAATTCAAAACTATTTTTGAGCTGCTTGATTCATTAAATGCAAGATTAATTACAGGTCATAAGTCTATAGAAGAAGTAAACGGATTTATTTTTAATAATCCTGAATATAAAAATTTGTTGGATTTAATCCTTAATAGAAATCTTAAAGTAAGAGCTTCAGTAAAATTAATTAATAAATCGATCCCTAACTTAATACCTACTTTCAATGTAGCGTTAGCAAATAAGTATGACGAAAAAACAAAAAAGAAAGTAGACTTTAAGAAAGATGTTTGGTATGTATCAAGAAAACTCGATGGTGTTCGCTGCCTTATTGTGGTGGACGAAAAAGGAAAAGCAAAATCATTCTCCAGATCAGGAAAACAATTTCATACACTATCCTTGGTCGAAAGAGAGATCGAAGAATTAGGTGTTAAAAACGTTGTTTATGATGGAGAAATGTGCATTGTAGACGAAAACGGAGATGAAAACTTCCAAAGCATCATGAAAGAAATAGGAAGAAAAGATTACACAATAAAGAATGGTCTATTTCAAGTATTTGACTTTATCCCTTCAGATATGTTTCAAAGAGGTGAAGCTTCATCAGGAACTTTTTCTCAGAGACAATTTGCTTTAGAAAGTTTAATGCTTGGAAAGTCTTTAAAGTACTTAGACTACTTAAGTCAAATACCTGTTTTTTCTTTTGAAGAGCTTGATTCATTAACTTTAAAGGCATCTGAAAAAGGCTGGGAAGGTTTAATGCTTCGTAAAAATTCTACATATAAAGGTAAAAGATCTAATGATATCTTAAAGGTTAAAACTTTTTTTGATGAAGAATATAAAGTAGTTGATACTTTCTTTGGTCCTCTGAGATACATTAAAGAAGGAAATGAAGTAGAAGAAGAAATGTTGAGTGGAGTAGCTATTAAACACAAAGGAAATATTGTAAGAGTAGGTAGCGGTTTTACAATAGACCAGCGTAAACACTTATTTAAAAATCCACAAGACATTCTAGGCAAAACAATTACAGTTCAATATTTTGAAGAGTCTCAAAATCAAAATGGAGAATTCTCATTAAGATTTCCAGTTATAAAGGTTATTCATGGTAACGAAAGAAAATACTGATCTAACTGGAAGGCTTTGTAAGTTTAGAAAAGTTAACGTTCTTATTGTTGGA